TCAGGAATATCTCCTGGATACCGGCTTAACCATGAGGTCGATGTGCTGATGTTGGAGAATATGCTCCATCGCTTTATAGATGGGCATCTTCTCGATACCTGCAATCTTCAAGGCTTCCATTTTAATTGTGTTTTCAACTAACAGAAGATAATCTTCCTCCTTCAGCTCAACGTATTTTTGTGATTCAGATTTTAATTTTGCCATAATCAAATTCATTTATTTATTACCAAAATCCGCCGGAATTTCACCCCATCTTTTGTTGTCCCAATAGACCACTTCAATATCGTCGATTCTGGCGAATACCGCCTTCAGGAAAACTTCCGCCTTAAGTAACGCTGGACAACGCCTTGAAGAGGCAGTTTTCATATTCCTGTACCATGTTATAGCGGTGATGCTGTCTGAGTAGATGGTGCGAGGGCTGTCTGGGTTTGCCAGAATGTATTTTACTGCTTCTACAATCCCAAGAAACTCGCCGATGTTGTTTGTCCAGTTTCCTACCGCTATACGGAATATTTCTTTTTCTGAAAAGAGGTCGACGGCCCGGCAGCGCGTCAACCTCTCTTTTGTAGAATGGGCACCGTCTGTAGCGATACCTATTGTAGGACGTTCTTTCATCCGTTCCTCCTGCTGTCTACATAAATAAAACCGTCAGCTTCCAATCTTCTCACCAAAGCTTTCGCTTGATGGAGATAATCGGAAATTACGCCTTCCTGGTCTTTTATGTCCTTTCTGCTTTGTAAGACGGACAACACCCCTTCAATGGTGCGGCTCATTGCACTTTTCCCGTCTTTCGGATCGAAAAAAACTTTCTTGTTGCCGAATGTCACAGTCACCTGATACAGCGACTTGGGAATGATTACTGTCTCTACTTGTGCCGGGAACAATACGGGTGTAGCGGCAACGACCACATACCCGTTTGCCTTGTGCATAGGTTTCAGTTCGACAGAATAAAGAACATTTGGCTCGACTTTGCCTTTCAAGTCTTCTGAAAGAACACAAATCTGTTTGCCGAATCTTGAGTCTTCACGGACTCCCATCAATTTACGTGTTTTGGAATGCCGGGAAACAAAGCCGATAAGTTCTCCCGTACGCTCCGATTTCGCAAACTTAATCTGCGACTTTTCTGAGGTCATGCTAAATCTTTGTCATATTCAAACTATTTCTTTCAATTGACAATCTTATTTCTAATCAGTCTGCAATAAAGCAAAAGTATGAATATTTTGTCACACCGACAAAGCTTTTAAACACTAATTTTCAGTGCTTTATGCGTATATATACAGAGATTTGCGCAAGTCAATACAGCCGTTCTTCTTCCGTAAAATGGCTGAAACGCTCGTCAGTATCAGACGATTGCAGAAGGAAGCGGCATTTCCAATACCTGTAAATCCGACCGCCGTTAGGTATATAGTAGTTGATATCGTTGCTATTCAGATATTGGTTGCCTTGTTCCGTCCCGTGATGCATCCACGTGGCACATCCCGGCAAATTTGGGTTCGGGCGCACATAGAAATCCATCTTCTCCTTACCAGCCACAAAGATGTTATGAATGATGATATCATCATCAATGTGAAAGCGGTAGGCGTACAAGGCAAAATCGCAGATATCGGCATTCAGCAAATTTCCACCGAAATGAATGGGGGCCTCTTTCTTGAGTCTTTCAAAGCCATCCCTTATTCCTCCCCGGGTAGCTATTTCAACAAATTTTTCGTTTGTGACAGGTTCTGCTGTCGCATAAATTACGCGAAAACCGTTCTTTGTACTGTCGAGAACCATGACATGGTCAACAATTTCAGCAGACTTGTTAATGCTATCGTTAACGGGGTCAGGCCCATGTGTGAAGCAGGACTTGAAGATGGCGACAATGATAACGACCGTGACAAGCCAAGTCCACGGCCCGATTGCAGAAGAAATGAAAACAAATTCATCTGCCTTTTTCCTGAATTCTTTCATTGAACCTTGAGAACGTGGCGACCGGATGCGCCCCGGACCTCAGACACACAAACTTTGTATCCAGCATCCAGCAGCCGGTTTCTACATTCTTCCATAGACGCTTCGGGTATTCTCGCTGCCGGAATCCCCGCCGTCGTCATTGTGAACAGAGGCACATCCGCGATCCGGGCAACTGTTTGGGCATCGTCAAAATACATCTCATAGAAGTCTCCCACATGGAACAAGACAACAGCCTCGGAACCGTGTCTTTCCTTCATACGACCATAACACAGACGGATGTTCTCTTCTTTCTTCATATATGTATAATATCTGTTTTAGAGCCAAACAAAGGATATGCCTGTAATCTGTTCAAAATAGGTGGAATAGCTCCGTAAATCATATACAGACAATTGATGTACAAATATACAATAATTTGCGAAGCTCCATTCATATCTACTTATATTTTGCAGGCCACCTCCCTTCTTTCAAGTTGTTCTTTCAGAGCGGCCAACAGATCATCCATCGAATTGATGTCATGTTGTTTGCCGCACGGTTGTCCATGAAACAGTGGAGTGAACACCAAATTGAAATCCTCTTTGATGGTTATTCCCCCCAACAAGGTAATACCGGCCTTGATACGATAATATTCGCCATACATGGCGTAGGTATCGGTTGTCGGTTTGAACCCATAGCCGGGCAACAAGTCCGGGAGCTCGTCAAGAATAGGTCTGAGTACCTCTTTTAGAAAGTTGGGAGATTTGCCGAGTTTGGCCTTCTTTTTCGGGTCCGTCCCGATTTCTTCGATACGCTTGTTGAACGCCACGAAGCGTTCCTTGTAATTCTTGGTAAGAGTTTGAATATTCATTATTGCGAGTTTGTTAGTTGAATTTTTCCTTCCAAGAAAAGCTTCTGCTTATACCGTCTGTATTCTCGAACCGACTTGGTTAGCTTGGCTCTATCTGGCTTGTACAAGCCTTTGGCTTTTCTTATTTTAAGTTGTTGTTTGTTCCGATTCTCCTCTTCAGGGTTTACTATAAAGGTAATCAGCCGCCTGCTGACTCCATACTCTTTGGCCAATTTGCGCTGGCTGATGCCGGTTGTGGCGTATCGGAAAGCTATTTCCGACTTCTGCTCTGGCGTCAGTTTCTGCCGCCGGTCATATTGCGACCCTCGGATGATTATTTTTTCACTTCTGTATGGCATGTCTTTACATTGTTAGTCTTCTGTAATGCAATGGTAAATGCGCAGCTTGTCTTTGAGAGGAAGTGCCATCCAGCAGTTACATATCCTATCTTGTGTCTCAATGGTATCCTCATCATAACGAATGGGGCCAAATTCCCCTTCAAAGACAGTCGCGAGGCCAAATCGGGTTTCATCGTCCAGATCATGCCACCATCGGCACATTCTCTCATATTCTTCAATGTCTGTCACAAGATCCGGCATAGGTGCTTGGCATATAAATTCCGCTTCATCGCCACATTCCGCCTCCCAGAACCCTTGTTCGCATAAATCCCGCTGTTCCTGGCATACACGCGAGACAAAATTTTTCAATGCACTTTGAAACAATCTCCTTTTCAGTTGCGCATACACGGTGTCAGTTAGCCCATAGCCACGGCCATGTTTTTCTTCCAGTTCCTTCAGTTGTGCATAGTCAGGAGCATTCTTTTCTTTATCCAGATAGCGGTCAATCAGCTCCTGATCGCTGCCCGCCAGAATCAATATATCCTCCATCATTCCTACTTTTAGTTTGTCTGTTTCACTGTCATTCCTCGCAAGTCATCGGCCGTCAGCCGTCGCAGGCAGGCGACGGAAACCACCTGCTCGTCATCTTCACGGATATCCGTTACTCTTGCCGTGCATACATTTTCATTCCATTCCAGCGACTTGACCTCAAGTATCATTTGCCTACGGTATTCAGCAGCCTCGCCCCCACAGGCAAGGCGGATAGTTTCCACGGCCTCATCGGTAAGCCGAACCAGGTCACCTTCATGAAAGGGCGAATCCGGAGAGTCCTGAACGGTAATCATCCTCCAATCTTCATGTCCATCATGATCCTCCATGCCGGCCACATAAGCGTCGTACTCGGCCTTGGTTTCAAACTCTCTGACAGTCACATAGCCACCGGACTCTTCAAAGTTGTTTCCCGGTATTTTCCCCGTGCGCTCGTACAGTTCCACTGTTTCTGCTCCAAGCAATACTACTGCTCTTATCATGATTGTAATTGAATGTTTTGTTTAGATGCTGATGTGAAAATCGATGTCCTTTGCGTCGAAGTTGGTCCGATATTTTGCGTTGTACTCTTCGATGGCTGTTCCCGGAATATAGGTCTCTCCGTTTATTTCATAACGTCCAGCTTCCAGCAGTTCCCGAAGAGTTTCCGTATCGCCTTCCAGGATTTTTTCTATCTCCTCACGGCTGCCTTGGACGGTAACTCCGAGGCGTAGCCAGACGGCCTCCCCGTGCGCAGTGTCCGTATCTTCCGGTTCGTCCTTGTGGCGTATGATCCGGTAGTCCGTCCATCCGGCGGCAGCGTTCGCTCCGGCAACGTAGGCATTGTACTCGGCCTCGGTTCTGAACGCATTCTCGTCCGCGACGCCCCCATTATCCTGCAGCCACTCTTGGGAAGGCAGTTCTTTACTCTCGTCGTATTTTCTCACAGCGCCCTCACCGAAAATCATGGTTATTTTTATCATGTGTCTTGGGGTTTTGAATGTTTATTCGTACAATCTTTCTTTTTGACGTTTTTCCAAGGTCATGCGGAGATACTGCATCAGTTTCCCGCAGGGACACAAGGCATGTTCCCGCTGGCGGACATAGCTCAGGTCTCCATTTGAGAGGATCATGCCCTCGGCATTGAGATAGAGGTCGCCATAGACACAGTTTGCCTCCGTAAGGTAAATCTCATGAATGGGATTCGGAATTCCCTCCGTGCTGCGGCCTTCCCGGAAAAGGGCAACATGCTCGGCCTGCCCCCGAACTCCAAAAAACGGATACGGCGAGAGCGCCGCGATGGTGGCGGCATGTTCCCTCGCATCGTGGAAACGGTCGTCGCTCATTTCGAGCATGTGACCGGAGTACGCCCCTTGTTCCTTTTCCTCCTGGTATTCGTACAAAGCAGCACAGGCTTCTATGAATTCTGAGGAACGGGACGCGGCCGAGCCGTTGGTTACGATATAGAAATTATTGACCGTAATGCCATAGGCACGTACCCGGTTGAGTATATGGCGGATGGCTCGGACGTTAAGCGACGGCTCACCACCCGTGATATTGAAATGTTGGATATGCCTGACATGCCGCAGCAAGGTGCTTATATGTTTCAAAGGAATATCCACATGCTCGGCGTCTCCCCGCATACAGTGGGCACAGCTCATGTTGCAGCGCCGGGTAATCTCGATAGAAAGATTTTTAATATAGAGCTCTTTCATGTTCGTCACTTGGAAGTTGTTTTAAGAGATGTTTTATATTTTTCCGACCAGTTTGCAGAAAGCCTCAAAGAGTGCTTCGGTATATAAATCCCGGGCCGGGACCATACGGACACCTCCGCTTTCATATTCCAGCTCGACATACAATTCCTCGTTGTCCACTGCAAAGCCGCAAACGCAGCAGGGGCTATGGTCTTCGTCGCAGCCCCGCACGGAGTACCCCTCGACTGAAAACTTTCCCTCATCGAAACAGGAGACGATTTCCCGCATCAGCTCCAGCGCGTCTTTTCCCAGCATGTGATAATGTTGTTCCAGTTTGTCAAGCTGCAATCGGTCTTCTTCCGATACCGGACAGGTAATCTCCAACTGTTCCGAAGGCAACTCGACAGTCTCTTCCCCGTTCCCTATTTTCACGATATTTTGAGCGTAATCTACGGCATGCACATCGTACTCGCCGGATTTTTCGTGGACAGGATCGTCCCACCACACTCGTTGTCCTTTCTTAAAAGTTATCATGTCACATCATTGCTTTTTCCTGTTGAATTCTGTCCGCAACTTCCGCCACGATTGCTGGATCCATAGGGCACGGGCGTGGGGAAAACGGGTTGTTCTTTACCTGGCGAAGTTCCCGAAGGGCGCTTTCTTCTGCAGCTTTTTCATCCATGCCCTGATGCTTCCAGAAATTGAGACAGCCGGTGAAATGTTCCTCCAAAATGCGGATTTGTGTTTCTCTGTCCAGTTCCATATGATCACTTTCTTTTAACAATACGCAGGTTGTCATAACCTATCGTTTCCAGTTCTGCGAGCAATGCACTGTAATCTTCCTCACTGGCAGGTGTTGTCGAGTCAATCACCTGTTTATAGTACGCGGCGCCGTGCTGCCCGACATGCATGTATGAAGTTACAGAACCATCCTCGGACCAAGGGATGTCCGGGAAGAGGGCGATGATTTGTCCATCAGGGTATTTTCTAAAAACCGCCCTCGTCATTTTGTCCGCAGATTTCCGATTCGATTTCATAGTTCCCATAGTTTCTGAATTCATAATCCACCTCACTGACAATCTCTTCCACGTCGTCGTCCGTGATTTCGTCCACGTCCGGATTAGACAAGTCCAGACGCACGGTCAGGTATATCGTTCTTGTTGCCATAGTCGTTCGGGTTTGCTATCATATACAATGGCCAATGAAGTGGAACACATCGGCATACTGCTCGGCATGAACATAGAAACCAGCGCGTTTCTCACCGGTCTCCGCATCTATTCCGTCAGCAGTCAGATGGTCTACTTCAGACAGATACACATCCGTTAACTTGATTCGCGGCGTATCGTGGCGTCCATACAAAGTGGTCGTGATTGGGAAGTTGTTGTCATCCTGTTCCTCCTCTCCCGAAAGGTCAAGAGAAATACGGCCTTTCTTTTTCAGCAGTTCCAGCATGAACTGAAGGATATCCTGTTCTGCCTGATTCAGCCGCTCGTTCAACTCCGCGTATTCCTTGTCTGTGCGGTCTGCTTCCAATGCCGTCAACATATTGTCGCGGATACTTACAAGCCAACAGGGATTTCTTGTCGCCAGGCTCATTTCGCTGGCGTAAATCGTAGACTCTTCACCCTCGATATTATCGTAAACCTTCAAATAGAGGTCATCATCGCTCAGCCCGACATGCGTCACCATCTTTTCCGTCCATGAGTCAAAATGCCCATTATAGTCAAGAACATAGGTGGCATCTTCCGGTCTTTCGTCGTCGATTTTCAGTTCGAGTTCATCGAGATTGTTTTCTTTCAGCAGTGAAATGATCTCATTTTGCAGGGCAACACTTAGGTCGCTGACTTCCTGCCAAGTAATGTGCTTTTTCATCATTCGGATTTTTTCAAGAATAGAGAGATATGATTGGGGGTGTTTGAAACTCGCCACTTAAATAAAAAGACCGCCACAGCTAACGGGAGCCGTGACGGTCGGTCATCATTATGGCATTTGATGAACATTATTCCAAAATCTCGCGTTCCGTGATTTTACAGTTTCGCGCATCGAAGAGTATGTAATAGCTGACTTCCGTTTCCTCGTCTGTGAAACAGAGTCCGTCATATCCTTCGTATTTCTTCTTATCAACCTCATTGTTGGCGATCAGTTCCGCCCATTCCTGTGGGTCTGTAATGAGATACGGATGCTTCATGTGGATTCGGGCATGTATCAACACAGGAAGGTCATTCGGCCCAATACCGCCATTTTTCTCATCGTAAGCGTATTCTTCCGCCTCTGCACGGTCATCGGTAAAGTGGATAGTCTGGTCTCCTTTCGTGAAAAACTCTACTTCGGGGTCCGGGGTACCGTGATATACATCCAGCAAATCCTCATAGTACGGAACATTCTGGCCGTTCACGGCAGCTTCCAACTCTTCCCACCAAGCTTCATTGTGGCGTTCATTGTCGAAGTTGATATGTTCCTCGTCATTCAGCTTCAGACGAGTTCGTGTTTCCACGTCTGTTTGAGTTATGATTTCCTGCATTTGCTCATCAGTCACGTCCTCCGTACAGAAAGGTGCAGGAAGAGACTCAAGATCGCGCCTTGACAATTTGGAGTCCCTACAAGTGAACTCTTGGTCATAGAAAGCATCATCGTGAACGGGCGGTTTCTCCTCCTCGGGCAACAAGTCAAGTGACATCCACGAGCAAATATAATTCTCGTCCCGACCCTGTGTTTGACCGAAAGCCTCGAACTGCTCCAGATTCTCGTTTTTCAGACGAAACCGTATTTGGTTGCGACGTAAATATTCAGTCGCTATTTCCTGTGAGGAGAATATTCCGATTGCCTCCATAGAGTTGTATGAATGCCAAGCATCGCATTTATATAACATGCAGACATGTTTTTCCTCGTCCCCTTTATGGCGCCCTGATGCTTCCCTAAACTCGTACAAGGCGTTATCTATACTTCCGAACGCAACTTTGATTTTGTCTCCCAGAGGAATTTCGCACCCCATACTCTCGAAGTAACGCTCGACGAAATCGACAAACTCCTGGTCATTCATGGCGCATTTAGCCTCTTCATCCTGTGCGGATAGTGCGATATCCACACCTGTAAAATCATCCGAGCTCGGCTTATGTCTGCCTTCATTATACTCGTCTTCGACAATGCATACTGCAAGACCGGCACTTTCCGCTTCTACCTCGATGGTCTTGCAGAAAGTCTCTTCAATAGCTACTTTATACTTCATATTATATTCAGTTTTTTCAATTCTTTTCTGTATGAACTTAAAGAAGGTTTATAACCAATTTCATTGACTATCTGCCGCATTTCCCGGATGCTGTAGGACTTATCCATATCCAGCCCATAGTCCGTAGCGAAAGAAGTCATTCCCGCATAGCAGAAGCCTAATTTCCGGTGCAGCATATCGGCGCTGTACTTGACGCATTCGTCAGCCAATACGGACGGGACAGCCATACCCCGAATCTTGTATTTCATTCCTGCAAGAAGATTCTCACACTCGTCACAGTGATAGGTCAGATCCCTACGGCGGGCACAATACCCAATCGTCTGCCCCATAAACGTGTTACGGAAAATTTCGGTGCGATTTACATCCTTGATCTTTTCAACGCCATAGTAGCACAAGGCCTGAACGGCACGGAGTGAACTATCCACTTTCGGCTTGACAAATTGCGGATCATTATCACTGACAATCTTCTCCAGCCAGGTACGATGAAATGTAAGAACCGGAACGTCGAACACCTTCTCCGGCGTACAATATCTCGATTCGGCGCGTGTCATCATCAAATAGGGTTTATCAGTCCGGCCCCAATCCTTGGTATATAAGGCGAGATAAGTATTGCCAATCTTACAATATGAATAATCCACTTTGGCATTCTTCAATGAAAGGAGACTGCATTCACCTCCATAAAATTCTTCGGGCAGCCCGGTCTGCTTTTTGAACTCCTCCAAGTAGAGCTTTGGAACTGCATCTTTATAGGATGTATCCCTATAGCAACGCTTTGCCATCTGCGGAGTAATGAAGCGTTTGGCAAAGGAATAAACATAGGATGTGCAATAGTCAAATGCCGCCTGCGTATTGGCGGAAGTCTGAAACCTCTGGGGCATCTGCCTGAACCAACGGAATGACGTTCCATGTTCCATACAGTAATCGACAAACTCCTGTGTCCACACATTGTCGGGGAACTTAGGACAGATTGAGTTCTTTCGGATAAAGGCCTTGCATACTTCCGGCGTAAGCAGTTGTTGTTTGATATCTTCGGCCAAATGAAAGACATTTGTGCACTCTTCGCTTTCGATGGCAATTATCAGACGTTCGGGAGTTTGGAATTGCTGCGGTAAATCCGAAAACATGTAGGGAGCCTTCGTGGCCAGACGGTCAGCCAAGAGATCATCCAAAAATGGGAGATATCGTTTGAACTCCAGGCTTCTATATACATAAGGATACTGGTACTCCGAGAGCAATGCATAATATAAAGCCTCATAGGAGATATATTGTTCCGGCACAAGCGACAAGTCGCGCTTGGCAAGTTCCATGTAATACGTTTTATTTTTGTACTTGTTGGGAATCAACATGGACAACACATTACATTCAGCCTTCAATTCTCGGAACATACCCAGATAGAAAGACTTGGTTTTTACGCGCTCAGGAACGTATCTTAATACGACCTGCATCCTGCGATAATCACCCTCGTTATCTACTTTGTAGCTGCCCGAAACAGTTTTATTATTCAATGCAATGTATGCGAGTTCGGCGTCCCATAATGACGCGGGAATGTAGGAAAGAATATTAAACTGTCCGCTGCCACAAGACGCTACTGTTTTGGCGATCTCCCGGGATATAAACTTTTCAGGAAAAGCCTTTATGTTGTTTACGTTATTCTTGAAAGCGAACTCACAAATTTCCCGTGTCCGCCACTCAACCGGGAGTCTCGTCAGGTCGAAAGAACTCCAGGTCTTCATGTTGTTTTCTATCAAACTTTCGACCATTTCCATAGTCAGGAATCTGCTGGGAATGTAGTTCAATGCATCGATGTTATTGCTTTCAATGGCAGCCCGGGCTATTTCGGGAGTAAACAAGTATTCGGGAAGTGTGCGGATAGCACTGATGATATCGCTATGCATGGCCTTTGGATTTTAAGTTGGATGGACGGATTATTTTCACAAGTCTCTCTTTACGGAACACATAGAGTATCCAGTTAACTTGATCGGCATATTCCTGGAGCTGCGACCAGAAATACGGCGCGTTAATCCGTTCAAGACCGCGCCCTCCTTCCACATATACTGAGAACATTCTCATGTCTTTATGCGCAGGAAAGAAGTTAAACCATTCGAGGCGGGTACACTCACCGTTAGTGAGTAGATACCAGATACCGTTGTCGTATAACAGGCAATGGTCGGCCATGTGTGCGAATGTCTCCACGTTATCTGCAATTCGGGCAGAATATATGTTTCTGTCGCCGTTCCCATCCCGTATGAAGGAGCGGCAATGTACCGTGTCCGATCTTACCCATTTGCCGAAAGGAGAAGGGCCCAGGACATTGATATCTCCGAGTGAAAGCAATGCGTCAACGCGTCTGTCCAGGCTATAAAAGACTCGGAGTTTTTGAGAAATCTCATCTATGGTGTTTTCGAGGTACGCCTTGATATGGCGGACATTCCCGTCCGGCAGCACCTTGCCGATTTGAAATAGGCTCATAATAGTATCAGTTATGCTGTTGTTGGTAAAGAATAGTCCACCCTCGGAGTTTGCGATTGACAGACTATTGATTTTATATTTTTATGGACATGTAAACTTTGTCAATGTCCTCCTGTGCCAGGCCGATATAGCGCCTTGTGGTTTCCAGGTTGGTATGGCGGAATATCTGGTTGAGCAGTATCAATGATTCGGCCGAGCGGCCCATCAGCTCATAGACATAACGACCGAATGTTTTTCGGAAAGAATGTGTGGAGAAGGCTCGTACCGGAATTCGGTACTTGACCCGATAAATCTTGAGTTGGCGATTGATATGTTCCAGCGAGTAAGGGGTCTCTGTTCGCGGATTGGCAAAAATGTAGCTGTCGGTGGCCGGCCGGCCGAGCTTTTCATAAAGCCCGGCCGTCTTTTCCACAACACCGGCATTGAATTTCACCTTGCGGCTCTTTTGTGTTTTCTGCTCAATCCTTACCAGTTCTTTCTTCCCCAACACATCCTTCCATTTGAGTGTACGGACGTCCGAAGCCCGGAAAGCCGTACAGAACGACAGCCAGCAATAGGTCTCCCCAAGATATTCCCCGTCTCTGTCCAATGCATCCAGCAGACGCAGGAACTCCTTGTAAGGCAGATAGTCGGCTGTCGTCAGTTGCCCCTTGATGCGTGTCATCAGGCCTGCGGAAGTTTGTCGGAAAGGAGCAACTCGGCAAAGGCCCCGTTTTGGGGAATCATGGCCGGGAAATCCGTCTTTCCAGGTTTGTAAAGTTCCGTGGCTACGTTGTACACGTCCCAAGCGGTAATTCGAGTTTTCTCTTCGGCGAGTTTCAGCAGATCTTCGGTAAACATGGAGATTTGCCCCTGATTCAACGGGTAAGTCTCCACCTTCGAGGAGAGGCGCTTGTCGGCACTGTCGTGGGAGACACGGAGAACCGTCAGCAGACCAATGACCGCGTAGAGTTCCAGCGGTGTCATCACCTTTTCCTTCAGGCGGCGGATGCGGTCGCGGTCTTCGGTCATCTGCGTCTCGAAATTCGCCATCCACTCATCCACGCGGGCGAACAACTCTTCCGTGGTCACCTTGTTCTTGCCATAATTGGACACACAACGTTCCGGGGAAAGAATACACTGGTTGTGGCAGATTTTTACGCAAGGGCCGATGGCGGCCTGGATGCCGTCCTGATGGAAAGCCACAACCAACGTGGTGGTCAGTTCATCGGTTTCCCAATCCTTGATACGGATAGTCGTGTAGACACGTCGGAGGATATGAGCCTCAACCGCATTGGGTGAGAATTTTTCTTCCACCTGCGGCAGTACCACCACGCCGGGTTCGTTCTTGTTCTTGTTCTGCGCGGCAAAGATCTCTTCCACTTCGTAGTTCAACTGGTGTTTGCCGCAGATGTCCATCATCTTTTCGATGACTTCATAGTGGTACAATCCCTTGAGAGGCTTGCCGTAAATGTCGTTTTCCTTGTACGTCCGGCGAAGAGTGTCCAGACTCATCGTCTCAATGTTGTTGTTCTTGAAATCGAACTGCATGGGAGCAGTTACTGTTGCTACATTTGCCATAATGATTGATTGTTAAATGGTTAATAATAAAAAAGGCGGCAAGCCTAAACTTGTCGCCCGATAGATTTCATTGTCTGATTTTATAATCTTTTTTCCAGTAGTTTTCAATAGCCCACGAACTGCAATGGATGCATTTTTACCTGTCTACCCAATTTTTATGGTCATGCATGTATACCTCGAAACAAAAGTATGTCACATAATGTGCGATGTTGGAAATCCACAAGTCGTAAGTCTCGTCATACCACTGTTCACCGTCTTCCTCGTCGGTCAATTGAGGCGGTACGTTCGTGCTCACATAATCATAAGACACCTCAATGACATCCTCATAGGTGAGTTCGCACGGGTTGATTTCTTGTTCCTCAAAATATTGCTGTATTTTTCGTTGTGTCTCCGGTTCGTTCGTAATGATCTGGGGAAACCCGCTGGAATCACAATAGAACCGGAGGTAGGATGATGAAAACCCCTTCCGTTTCATCTCCTCCTGGAAAAGTGGAATCAGTGCAATCATACTTTACCGTTCTTGTAGCGGGCCGGAACCCAATAGGCAGAAGAACCAAATTTCTCCAACGCTTCCTCGTCCTGTATGAGCTCACACTCTTCGTTTCCTATGTATTCCTGAGAGTCGGGCCAGCATATCGCCCGGTAACATTTTTCCGGATCGGGAGATTTTCCAAACTTTCGGATATATTCCCATACGGGAACATAACGGGCACCGTTGTCCTCACTGTTCCAGCAAGGGAATCCGATTCCTTCCTCTTCGAAACAGGAAGCATCTTCAGGAAATTCGGTCTTTACGAAGAGACCATCGTCCCAGACCATGCTACAGTCACCGCAATGATAAAGGCCGTCGTTTATATCGTATTTCACGGTCTCTGACTGACATTTGGGGCAACGTAGGATTTCTTTCCTCGGCAGACCCATGCTGTCTGCAATGATTTCCATACTATCCCAGAATAGCTGTTCGCAATAGTCATCGCCCATTTTGTCAGCCAATTCTTCCATTTGGGCATCCGTAATCTTGTCAACATCAAACCCTTTTGCCTGCAAGTCGTCCCGATGCACAGAAGTGATGGGGAAATATCCATCAGAGAGCCTTTTGAGAAAATCAACTTCTTCTTCCGTGGGTTTTTCCTTTGCACTGAAATAGTCACGCAGTTGATTAAATAATTCCTGTACCATTTCTGTTAATTTAATTATCTGTTTCCAAATCTTATCAATCATAATAATGAGGGAAGCCGCGAGACTCCATGTATAGCTCAGCCCGCAACCTTTCGTAATATAGATCCGCATCGCCAAGCCAATTGTCAAACGCGCCCAGCAAATCGGTGGAGTCGCTAAACTCTTCGAGCCGATTCCAGAAATCATTCTCAAAACTTTCCAGCTCGTAATCTCTCGGGGCTCTTTCCCGGCGGATTATTTCCAGAGCTTCATTCCGTTCCATTTTCTTTATACATCTCTCCTTTCTTGGCGGCGTAGAAATTGTCGATGGCGGAGATGTAGTCCGTAGTATACCAGTCCGTGTCGGTTGTCTTATGAACAAACTCAAACGCCCAGGCGATAAGTTCATTCACGACCTCGCGTGAGTCCCTTTCTTCCCAAAGTCCGTCCGCCCCCGCATTATAGGCCAAATCCACGAGCGCTTCCATGGCACGCCTGTTTCCGTTCGCTTCTTGCCCCTCGGTTTGCAGCCAGAGTTCCACGTCCGCAGCATCTTCCTCTATCGTACCGTTATGCAGACATACACATTGTCCGTCTCCGTTGTGGCAGACGAGTACCTGACGCCGGGTATCCGGGCAGATGCGTACCAGCACCTCTCCGGGCGCCAGTTGTTCGCAACTCTGTTCGCAGAGCATCGCTGGAAGAGCCTTGGTCAGACGCTGCAACATTTCTTTTTCTTCCGGGGCAAGGGATTCTTTGTCGCTCCAATATCTTTTCAGGTCATTCAATAACTGATAGATCATATTCCATCTTGATTTTGTTTCCAGATTGCTCTTTTCTCATCGTAGCTTTTTTCGTTCCACCAGGATTCACAGGCATCTACAAAAGCCTGATTCCCTTCTTCTGCCGGGAAATCCGCCTCCCGGAAACCGGTAATACGTTCCATCTGCCTGAAATCCGTACTGTCCCACCAGGCTTGCATCCGTTCCTTGAATTCCCGAAGCGAGGTGAAATGCAAATGATCGTCACATTCACCGCACCAGTTGTCGTCCTTGTCGTACTCGGTAGCACCGATATATTCGTGTGTATTGGGTTCAACCCATACAAGCTGCTGGATGTCGAGCGAGCCGCACTCGTCGCAGACAAGAATCTCCTCGTCATTCTGAACCAGAAAACCGTACTCGGTCAGCCAATGGGTAATTACTACAAGACCTTCAATCTGGATTGCGTCGATAGGCAGATAGAAGTTTTCTCCGGACTCGCCGTTTAGCGTGCAATAGAGCGCACCTCCTTTCATGAACAACCCATACAGGGTCGCCGCCTCATAACCCCCATATCTGGCGAAAGCAGAGCTGTCGTAAGACACCACGATCGGCGATTCATCATACTCCTTGTCTTCGTTCTCATTGAGGTAAAACGTATCGATGTATCCCTTGTTCCGTCTGACGGTATCAAGAATAGAGCTGGTCAGTTGTTTACGGATGAGGGTTAGTTGGAACAGGTATCCATCCCGGCGAATCCGCCGCCGGATTTCCTGTTCCAAAACGGGACGTGCCCGTTCAAGCATCTGACGAAGGCTGCATGTCTGCGGACACGATTCGTCCAACGAGGCACATCGTTCACGGATGACCAACTTGGTTATACGATCATATTCACTATTTACCAGCCTGTTCCACTCGTCCGCATTGGATGACTGCGGGAAGTAGCAGTTAGGCATATAATTCTTTGCCTGCCGGACAACAGATTCTTCAGAATGTATTGTGGAACAGGTCCCCATATTGGTGTTGGACTGATGTTCATGTTTCATATTGACTTCAATTGTTTTTGTTATTGGCACGGTTCTCAGAACCAGGAGATATGCACCTCCGAGTTCCGCTGGTCGCTGTCGTTGATCAGCCGGTCAAGTACCGTGATGAATTTCTCGCGGCCAATTCCGGCATTCTTGAGCTGTTCAAGAAACGCCTTCTCGTTTTCCTGGTACTCTTCGTCCTGTTCGACGATATGGTGGCGCAATTCGACCAATTCGGAGCGTCCCACCTCGTAATCTTCATCGTAGATATCTTCTGCAGAAGTCTCTACGTCAAACATCTCGAAAATCCGATATAAGGCGTCCTGCGCCTCATATCCAATCATCCCCGGATATTCGTATTGGATATCATAAACCGAGCATACATGCATGTTCCAACTCATTTCTTTTCCTCCTTTGCTTCTTCGATTTGTTTTCTGATAAAATACAGTTCGGCGTCCAGGCACCGGACTGAAGTCTCGTTGTTTTTAAGTTTCATATAGTAGGCGTAAGCCTCATTGTAATCGGCATTAACGCCTCTTATGAAAGAGTCTTGGGCATCCCGGACGGCCTCAAAAGACAAGTCGTATCCCAGAAACTGCCCCATAAAATAGGATACCTCATGGCCGTACTCGCCATTGCGGGTCTGCACGGCTTCGGCATGTACTCTGTCGCAATATGCCCCAAGCGAATGTATGACTTCCCGTATATGACGTTCCCGGTATTCATAGGCAAAGAACCTCACATATCCCTCCTGCTTGTACCGGGCAGTCTTTCCGGCATAATACTCGTACCAGGTGGCGTCGCACTTGGTGTGGCGTTGGTGAAGCCGGAAGATTCCGTACTCTTCGCCAATCCATGTAAACCGGCTGATTATTTCAACTTTAACCGTTTCTTGCCAGCAATCCCTCCAGTTCAAGCGGTCTGTCTCCGAGAGAGGCGTGTTGGACTGTTTGGTGATCCACTCCCCGAAGCCCTGTCGTGTCACATTCGGGAGGGAGGAGGAGATGGCGTTCCATGCCTCATTGCACGCCTCATCCAAGGAAGGGAATCCTTTCGGAAACCGCTCCTTGTCCATACCGTCCCTGAACAGTTCGTTCCAGTTCCTGTCGCAGATGATGAGCGTGACATCATCCCTTAAATAGCACTCTATCTCACAATACCCATAGGGAGCATCAGCGAGCACGCCCCATTCATGTGGCGTGAATCCGTCGTTTCTTGCCAGGAAGCGTCTGGGTTTTCCCTTTTCGACCAACACTTCCCATACCTCCATACACCGACCTCGGTCGATGTGGTGTAACCTTACCTTCAACTCTTTCATGGCTCGTCAAATGAATAATCCATGACGTCAAGCTCCGTACCGGCCGGCTCCATACAGGGAATCGGGTCGCAAATCAGAGAGCCGTAAAAGTTGACAGCCACACATCCGTTTCTTAAGGAGGCAATATCTCCCCAATCCTCATCAGAATGCCGGAACTGATAACACTTCTTTCCGGCGGGAATTGTTTCGGGAGTGATGCGCAGATCCACCAACTCACCCTCCACGCTCACCCCATTCCCCAGAGTGATGCTTACAGGCGTTTTTTCCTGTTCGTTATAGTCGTAAGTCATTATCTCTGTGTATTTAAGTTAGTCAATGTCATATCCGATGAAATGTTCATCGTCGATAAGAATATAGTAGTACCCATTCCCACAGTTGCGGTATTCCTTACAGAACCCGGCACGCAAATCGCCTTCCCGATAACCCTCTTCTGCCTTGTTGCAGGGTTCCACCCAAAGAGAACCATCATATCCCCTGAAATCAAAGCGAGAGGAATAAAAACTTTTACATCTTCGAACTGCATCCCGGAACTGGTCTGCCACATAAGGCCCACACCATTTTTCCACCGCGGCAAGTGAGATAACCTGACCTTCGATGGTCACGCCTGTCGTAACTCCATTTTCATACAGACTTTTTGAAGGGTCGGCCTTCATTACCTTTCGTTGGTAAGGGCTTGAGAAAGTTGCCCTGGCCGCCATCTGCTGGTACTTTCTGACCAAACGTCGGTTCTGTTCTTCCGGACATCTTGGCAGGCGTGGATAGCATATCTTCTCAATGGTATTCCACGCGCCAAATGAATAGCCGCATACTTTTTTCTTCGGGGCCACGATTCCGATCTGCCCCTGGTCTCGGTTGATGAACAACCGTCTTTTCTTGCCGCCGATTATCACATGGAGTGACGGCGGGTTCTGCGGGTTGCGCAGGTATTGTTCTGCCTCATGCATTGTTTGTTTCCTCCCTGTCCGGTCATGCCACCATATGGCTGATGCCGTCAATATATGATTTGCAATCTTTTACCATCTCTTTCATAGCTTCATCGCCATAGAATCCCCAGCAACTGTCTACGACCTCCGTATCATCATCTTCCGGGGTGATTTCGTAGCCGTAAACCGACCCGGTGTAATAATTATCAAGCTCTTCGATTTCCCCTTGCAGGTATGCTTCAATCCGCTTCCGGCGAGTTTTCGTAACGTGTTTCCAACCAAACTCCTTCCGTATTCTTTCCAGAGAAACGGCGATGATGCCAAAAAAGCCCGAATCCCACGGGCAACTGAAAGGAGAGGTGGCGATGGTTGCACCACCATGCTCATAGAGGTAGACTGGCAGAGCAACATATTGTTTCAAGAACGAATCCCTGAAGTCTCCAATTCGCCCCTCGAATACCTTGTTGATTTTGAAATTCGCATGAAAGTCTTTTTCGGGCTGATAGTGGCGATGTGCTGTATACAGTGTCCCCAGATGGTCGAATTCCTGTCGGGGGTCGAGGGCATCCTCATCGTAGTAGACGTTGATATGATGTCCTTTGTAGCTGATTTGCTCGTAAAGGTTCATTGGTTAATGGTTTTAGGTGTTGATGTTTGTTTTTTGCCGAACGGCACTGTGGCTCTTATTACAGGACCTTACGAACTCTTCGGTCAGTTCGTCCCGTTCATACTCGTCGCAATTAAAATCGTAGAACATCCCCGAGGCCGCCAATATCTGGTAACCCTCCTCAAAAGTGATGTCATTTTGGTGGAGATACCTGTCCACCATCTCCCAATGGGCATATTCCTCCTGCTCATGAACCTGCTTCCGGTATTGTCTGTACCACGCGGGAAACTTTTCCTTGGGAATCTGGTATTCCAACTGCAAGGCACGATATCTTCCCGGCGCAAGCAGCAGATGTCTTTCTATGTATGCACGGACTTCGGCAATGATTCCTTGAACCGTGAAAGTCCTGTGCGAACGTGCCGTAAACGCGATTCTCTCATACGGGCATATCCGGTAAAACGGGTGCGAGAACTCAATCCTCACACCCTGTTCCCGGATATGGGTCACGATGTAGATTGCGGGGCCGTCATACTTCTGACGGTTTACTACCTCGAACGTCTCTGAATTAGCGTGCAGGTAGTGGTCCTGCTTCGTTCCCCGCAGGAACCTTTCAAGCTGCCGCATCGACTGTGTATAGATGAAGGTCCCCTTGCGGCTCCTTCCTCCGCTGAACGCGCCGAAATAATACCGGGCAGTCTTCCGATCCTTCACACTGAATTCGTCGGGAATATGGAAATAGGCCTGGTAGGTCAAATCCGTGCGGCAAAAATCATAAATCTCCTGAAAGGTTCTTGTCTTCATATTGCCTCCTGTCTGTTAATCGTTTGTTGGAGGACGGTCTGGAAACCGTCCTGTTCTGTAAAATTCTTCGGCCAGTCTGTCGGCGGTCTTTGCCAACCCTTGTTTCACCACAATCTCCTTCGCATCCTGTGCGGCCCTTTCATATAAAGCCAACAAAGGTGCGGCCGGCAATCCTTTACTTTCCCAGACCTCCCTGGCCGTGGCGCTCATCTCCACCTCGCATCCCAGATACTCGGCAGTCAGTATGATGACCGCATAGGCGATATAAGCAGGTATCAGGGGATCATTACTCGTGTTCTGCATGTCATTGTGTATTTAGTCCAGTTCAAATTCATCTTCCCAGACCTCGATTTCCTTTCCGCTTCCGCAGATGCGGGCCAGCCAGGTGTACTGAAGTTTCTCTACCAGTTCGATGCGGCGATAACCCATGTAAGGCCGGTGCAGGGTGGCAATATCGCCGGGGGTTGCTTCTTCGTTCATATCGCTTCATCTTTTGTTATTTCACTTGGTCTTATTCTCGGTCAACGGATTTCAAACTGCACCGCGAAATTGTATTCCCGGACCAGGTTGACAATCTGGGGCACGGTCATCGGGTCGCTGTCGTACGGAAAGAAAATCGTTCGACAGCGCGTCAAGCAACGGACGCCTTGTTTGCGCAGTTTATACAACAGATAATCTCTGTGTCTTAATTCTTTCTTACTCAATTTCATAGGTTTGTAGTTTAATTTATATTGATGTGATTACCGGTCCGGGGCTTTCCTGTATTCTTTTGATGCGGGAGCCTCCGACAAGGATGCTCATCTTGTGCTAACAGAGATGAGCATCGTTTAAAGGAGGAACACCTGAATATACCGGTCCCTCACATCATACCTGCCAGGTTACTTTTACCTTTTACGCCATTCATCCATTTTCTTCTTGATGTCGATGTCGTTGTCTCGGAGCATCTTCTTCAAGACAGCCAGCATTCGCCACCCTTCATCCTTGTAAAGGGTTGCCTTGAGGATAATGAAGTCCAGCGACTGGTTTTTGTTCAGACGTCTTCCTTTGTCGTCAGTAATCAGACAACCGTGGAAGCGAATGAGATTCTGCATCGTGAAGTACGCACCGGCTCCTTTGTAGGCATCCATCCACGTCTTGCTCTGTGGCGTATCATGGCTCAGTCTGATACGATGAGCATTGAACTTACGAACTGCATTATATAGTTGTGTGGCGTTTTGAGCGTATTTGATAAGGTTGGCCGCGATGATTAACGGCGTGTACACCTTGCGGTCCAGGTCCGAAACGAAGATGTCACGACCATGGATGCGCTTGTAAGGTATTCCCTTGCATTTTCGTTCCTGGAGATTGTCCACATGTTTTTTCAGCCGTTCAATATAATGATGGGCCATCGCAGAAGCCACCTCGTTGTTGAACCAGCGGTTGCGTTCCGCAAAACCGTTCGGGTCACGACTCTCCATCTTCATCTGTGCACGAAGTTCATCCAACAGCATCTTCCACTGGTATTCATACCCCAGCCGATGAATCATGGCCGTTACCCCAAGTGGAGACAACCCCCGGTATGGCGCATAGGAAAGCATGTGAAACATCTGGGCCATTACCCATCGACGAAACAGACGGCGGTTGGGCACGTCTCCCTGACTGGTGATATACGAGAAGATCGGATCGTTGTCATCGAGTATGGTCAATTTGCCATCCTGATTGGAGGCGACGTAATCCCCGCCGTTGGCACCCTGCATGGCGAACAGGTGGCTGACATCCACTCCGACCAGGCGGAGAGCCTCAATTCTTTCCTTCGCCGTTTTCGGCAAACGGGCAGGATTTTCCGCACCATTGAGGTCTGCACCACAACGTGGGCAGGTCATAATGTTTTCTTTCTTCTTCTTTGTCATTTCCTTCTTTTTAATGATTAATTGTTTTCAATGTCTATCCACTGTCGAAGCAACACCAGGTCCTTGTCCCGGGTGCTTTGCCAGAACCATTTGCCCATGGTTTCAGCGTTCCACCTGAACCCGTTGAGCAACTGGCAGAGAATGTTCAGTTCCAGCTCGATCTGTGCCTTGTCCCGGCGTTCTCCGTAAAGCATGTCCTCGTCGTCCAGGTCCTTTTCGGGAAGAGCCAGAAAATAGTTGCGGGACCGACTTGCACTACGTTCCGAGGGCACGGAATGCTTGTACCGAAGATACCGCTCCTCGATTTGAGACAGGAACTCTTTCTCCGTACAAGGTTCTACCCCCAGACTTCCTTCATAGTTTCCCTCACGAATGACAGAGCGGCCATTCAGTCGCAGGCTCCGTGAACGAAAATCCACACTGAATTTTGCGCCGTTCTCGACAGCTTGAACTACTTGTTGATAAATGTTCTCCATTGTTTTCTTTCATCAAAAATTACTTGCACTCGAACCCCTGGCGCATCACTTTATCAATCTGATAAATACAGTATGCTTGTATCCTGAACCGGGTGTTCACCGGGTTCAGGATACAGGTAGCCAACTGTATATTGAAGCGGGCTCCCCTGTACATTGGCGGCTGCGCTACCGTCTTGCGAATCCTGCTCAGAGCGGCACATCCCTTTATAAACTCGATATGGGCAGCTTGTGACTTCGGGCTCCGGATGTCATAACCAGCTATTGGCTGGAGATGACATACGGCTCCCGAAGTGTTGCAGAGCTGCGCACTTGAACCTCTGATCCCGAATCCGCGTGCCCCATGCCGGGCTTCCGTATGTATATATATATGATTCTCATGACTGTGGCACATGACTTTAATCAAAGCGATGTACATTGGGAATAATGAGCACGCCACGCGGGGCAGAGTGCTCGATAGAGAGTTCAGCGCCGCACTGGCGTGCACTGTATTCCCATTGTAGTGAATTTGTGTCCCTTGAACCATTACCCCGTGCTGGGTTCAGACCCTCATAATAGCCGACACATAGCTTTATCCGTTTGATGAATCCCGCGAACCTCCATCTTGGAGGAGTCTGAAGGATGGGGGTCGCATCCTTCAAGACTCCGATAGATGGATATTGTGCGCGGGTAACTGAATGCTATTCCTCGGGGCCGGCTGATGTGTTCCAGTGTCAGGATGTCAGACAGGCGGCACATTGCTTTACTATTCCGATATTTACAGGAGCGAGCCAGATCCGGAGAAGATTCACCGGTGGGTAAACCGGTGAATCAACGGACTGATCTGGCTGGAGAACCTGTAACATTGAAATCCTGTCCTCCATCCACAAGCCGTGTGCTCGGCATCACTTACAGTGAAGCGGCCAGCGTATTGTAGACCGCTCGGCTGGTACGCAGGGCATTCTGCATACAACCTATGGAAAGATAACCCTCGACACGGGGCATCTTGCCACGATTGGCCGTGACGTTACGTCCCGTACCGCGGACAATACAACCGTCACATCGCGCCGGAACGTATCCCAAACCACCGACTCTCCGTTTCCCGGTACTCACACCCCGCAGGCAGTCCATCACGAACTTGTTCAACTCGTTCAGGTCCCGTCTTACATTGCAGACTGGAAGAATCTGGGTGGCCCAGCAATACTCGCCTTTATAAAGGTAGCGGTTTACGGCATTCACGGCTTTCCGCAGGCTCGTACCACGTTTACGGACGGTCAAAGCCTCGATGTTCTTCTGGAAGGCTTTGATACGTCCTGAAGAGAGTGAAATCATACGTCCTTTGATGCTGAAGCCGAGAAATTTGAACCATCTGTCTGCCGTGAGGTACTCCACCTTCTTCGGGTTGAGCTTCATTTCCATCTCTGCCAGCCGGTCTTGCAGTAGGGCCATCGCTTTGGGATAGTCTTCACCGACAAACAGCATGTCGTCCGAATAGCGGACGTAATAGCCGTTCATGCTGGAAAGCTCCTCATCCAGCTCGTAGAGCAGAACGTCGGCCAACCAACTTGCTACGGCACAACCCTGTTTAAGGGATTGGTAGCTCCGCTGCAGTCGGTTGTCCGTATCAAAGTAGAGGTCACTGTGGTAATATTTCCGCAGTACCGTGATCAGTGCCGAATGTCCGTGCCGGGATTCTACCGCATCGAAAGCACGGTCGATATATCGCAGGGGCACGCTGTCGAAATACTTGCTCAGGTCGGATTTCCAACCGAGGCATTCATCACCTGACATTCTTGTCATCTCCCGGCTCACTTCCAATACCACCTTCCCGCAACCGATACCGCTCTGATATGATTTGCAGGAACGGTGGATTCGGTCCGGCATCAACTCGAACAACAAGTCATTTGCAATGCTCAACAGCACGCGGTCAATCGGTTCGTTGACGTATACCGTGCGATACTCTCCGTTATCCTTGGGTATAAGTGCGGTATGCGGAGGTGAAATCTCGTAGCAGCCGCGCTTCATCGCGTCAGCAATTTTCAGCCGGGTACGCTCGTCGCACAGGCAGATGAGTTGGTCTTTACGGATGTCCTTGCCAACTCCTTTTTCGATAGCCTTCGTCCATCTGTCGATGTCGAAGAACATTTGTAGGATCTTATCTGTCATAACATTCTTGTTTAGAGGAAATCCATGGCATAGTCTCGTGCCTCATCGAAAGTATTGAACCCTTTTCCCGGCACACAGGATATCGCCCAGTATCTCAATGTCCGGCTTTCAGCCCTTGCCAGATAAATCTGTCCGATATAGACACCATCTTTGAAAATGTCATGGTGCTTGTCTCTTGTTACTCTTATCATACCCATAGTTCGCTTTCCAGATACAAGCATCATACATCAGCTTTTCGGTGACGTGTTTTCCTGACCATGAACATGGCAGACTACACAAAAGGAAGGGGACTGTCCTGAAGCATGGGCGCCAGCCTGCAGCACATCTCGTATGAGGCTTTGTTGCGCCCGTCGATGGACGCCGGCTTCTGCTGCGCCATGTGGAGAATGGATGCCTTCACCAGACGGAAGAACGTCTGTTGCAAGGTGCGATGCATATAAGGGATCGATTCCGCAAAGCGGTTCGTATCGAAGCTGTAATCGTTCAGCCGGCGTTCCAGTTCCATGGCCGTCTTGTATTCACGACACATAGTCAGTTGTTCCGGGGCATCCCCGAACCGGGCGCTGTGGAGCTGGCGTTCCAGTTCGATTACGGCCACTTCCAGCAGAAGTTTCAAAGCGGTTGGGGTTCCGATCCCGTGCAGTTTGCCGTCAGAGGTCTTAAAGATAATTTCCATGAGGGTGTCGTCCTCCTGCATCTGCTGGAAATATTCCAGGGATTCTTGCAGCATTTTCACTTTTTCTTTATCCATATTGTTTTCTTTCTTGTTATAAAATTTGTTCGTCGCTACATACCAGCGCATCGCCGACAATGTAGTCGTCCGAATCCGGATAATGGGCGCGAAATATTGCGGTCGCGTCCATGTTCAGGGGGAGCCCCAGCAGCTTACCCTCCTCGTTGATAACCATCACCGTGTTGTCGTCAAAATAGACGATCTCGATAATGCCTCCGACCATTCTCTGCATCTCCTCCAGGCGAAAGTCCGACCCGTTGGCGGGAGTCACCTTTTCCCGGGAACCGTCTGTGTGAAATATCGTTGCCATGACTTCCTCGATGGCGGCATCTTCCTTGGGTGCCGCATCACTCTCGATGATGCGGACTTTGTCTATTGTATCCATCTTATTTCTCGTTTTTTGTCGGTTTCCGACCGTAATCCCTTTTGACCGTCCGGAGTTGTCCGATGAGTGACTCCAGAATGCTTCGGGAATAGATGCGGTAATGAAAGGCCGCAGAGTATTCACATACGTTTCCCATGAAGTCCACATACTGGCGTTCCGGATCGAAATAGAAAAGCGTTCCTTGGATTTCGAGTGTGTACCGGTTTTTCCTGATCCAATCGAAGAATTCGAAAAGGTCTTTTACATGGCTGTAGAAGGCGCAATACTCATAATGGTTGCGGCGCAGGTCCAGCAGGCGCTCTGCCATTTCCCGACGGTTCCGGTCATCGTCGGCGGCCTTCCCCGTGTCAGAGATAAGGTTGCTGATGAACATCCTTTTCCCGTCCCGCAGAAAATAGTAGGGCGTTACCGTAATGTTCCCGTTGTACCAGCGGTCGCTCTCCACATATGGTTCTCCATGTACAAGTTCCGGGTGAAAGTCCAGTGTTTTCATGTGCTCACCAATCATTCTCCAGATTTTCTCGGCCTTCAGGTACAGGGGACGTTCACCTTTGAAATAGCGGCCATCTCTCGTGAAACAGAAAGGATACAGGTCTCCAAAATAGGCTTCCCCCACAAAGAACCAATGGCGTCCCATCCGTGCGGGAGGAACACACTCGAAGAGGGAGTAATAATCCTTCCGTGTAATCTCCCGGAAAGGCGTGCATAGTATCCTGACGTAACGTCTCGTAAGGAAGAGAATCTTTTCAGGTGAAACGGCCACCAGGAAAGGATTCCTTTCCCGCTCGCGCAACTCCTGCAATGTCTCCCCGCCATAATCACTATGTGTGCCGTCATGCATCGAAGTGAGGCACGAACCGTCGAAATACCGACTGTCAATTACATACCTCATCGTCTTACAATTCTATTTTTAGCACTTGTCTGGCTGCATACTCGGCATTGCGGGTGAGTTGGCGTTGCCATGCCTGGTTGCGGGGCGACCACTTGAACGCATGTCGCTTGAGTTCCATGCGCATTTCCGCGTCGGGAATCTGGTCGAAGATAATCTGGAGGCGATCTTCGGCATAGTTCCAGACAACTTTCCCCTTGTCGAAGCTGACCTCCTTGTTCTGCTTGTTTTCCCGTTCTTCCTGCTGTTCGCGTACCTTGCGGGCGGTTTCAGGCAGTTTGAAAATGCTGTGGCGCTCCGTCACCACCGGTTTCGTGAATTTCGCGTTCCACTCCCGGATATAGGCAACGGCACGCTCTATGAGTTCCACATTTCCTTTTCCGGCAATCGTCGTGAGTCGTCCGGCCAGATTGTTCACGAAAAGCGCCCGGTTGTAGCCTCGTTCTTTGCCCGTATCCAGAGCATGGATTGACGTGATGGTTCTGTCCAGGTCTTTTTTCAACTCCTGCCATGCCTCTTCCTGACGCTGTTCTTCGGGTTTGGCGGCCTCAATCGCCTTGGCGATGGATTCCAAGGCGCGTTCCCTCCACTGCATGAAGTTCTCAACGGCCTTGCGGTAGGCATTGTCCGCCTGTTCGCATTTCCGGTTGTTGAAGCGGGCCGGACCGACAATCATCGCACTGAAGCAACGGCTGTTGGCGGCAATGATGTCCGAATAACGCTTCTTGTAGTTTTCCAGATAACGGCCACGCTGCTCCTCAGGCATTCCCATCAGATCGTCGTGCAACTGCCGCTCGTGGCTGGCAATTTCAGATTCCCCGCGTTCCTCCGGTGAGTGCGAAGTGCAGTTGTAGGCGTCGCAGGCACGTTTGAAGAACTCTTCGAGGTAACCCGGGTGCGCAACCTCCACAACTTCCCATTCTCCGAAATTATTGGAAGGAAGGACCTCTTCTTGGCCGGCAAACCCTACCAGATGGGAGTAACTGCAATAGCCGTATCGTTTCCCTCGGAATACGAACGGTACCGGGACACTGTCCGGGGCATCCTTGCGCCTCACCATGGTAACACGGTGGGCGTTTTCTCTTGTCAACGTGATTGTTTCCATATCTTTTTCTGATTTTGAATGTTTCCTTATTTGAATTATCTGTGCATTCGGGCGGCATATCCCATTTTGGCAACGAAACCAACCTCAATGCCGACAGAATAGCCTCGTTCCAAGGTCTCTTCCAATTGCTCCTTGTTCTCGATTTCGGCTTCGGAATCGTCCGCGTAGAGCCTGTACAGCGTGAAGGTTCCCGTTTCCCATAGTCCACGGACCTTTTCGCGCGGGACAATCAGCCAGACGAAACCGTCGTCACGGGTAATTTTGACCTCCGCTTCGGTATGCCGGATGACACGCCTTTCCTTGATGTCCAGGGCCGCCATCCAGACGATGTACATCAACGCTTCATGGCGGCTGCGTATCCGGGGGCTGTCGCAAATTCGACACACGGCCTGCCTGAGCGATTCAAAGGAGTCAGCCTGGAACTGGCGGACAATATAGTCTTTAGCCGCAATCGCGTCGCAGGCTTCGTCGGCACGGCCCGACTCCGGCACGGCCTGAATATCCTCTTCTTCAAGAAGAATCTCCTTATGCAATTCTTCCAGATAGTAGCAGGTTTTCATGGCATCTCCTTTTTGGGTTTGAAAGTAATCTTGGTCCGACCATCATAACCGAAATGTGCCTCCAGTCCGAAGGCCTCGGCATCGGCGGATATACTACAGATATCCCACATGCTCAATTCTCCCTGGCAGATGATGACGGTATTCTCTTCCGATATTTCCGGGGACTTTCCCCGCAATGCGGATCCGGAGCAGATGCCTCGCAGAATAACCCCTCGCTGATGAACGGTAAGTTCATTCGTTCCCATTTTGTTTTTCATTCCGTTGGCAGATTTGTTTAATTTATTGCATGGATACGAAAAGCCAGCATATGCTTATTCCTCCGCTTCGACGCCGAAAATATTCGACATCGTGCTGTCGAGAGCGTCCTTGAAACAGCCGCTCACGCCCCAATACTCAAGTAATTCGTCGGCAATCATCTGCATCTGCTCGTCGGTGGGCACGTTCCCGTCGTATCCGTATTCATCGAGCAGGGCGCGGCTGATGACTACGCCACTTACCTCGTTGACTTTACGCTCTGCTTTCTGCCGAAACTCCGCGCATTCTTTGTCCGGCAGCATCTCGCACACCAAGTCGTCTGTAACCAATCCCGTAATCTCGCACAGGCGGTTCATCAATCGTTTCGGAGAAATTTTGTCCGAAAACACATGGTATTTCCCCAGTCCGCAACTGTGCCAACAATTCTCTCCGGGAGCCTTGTCCCATATCGAGCAATGTAACTGCGGCACCACATTGCCGGTGTAGGTTGGCACCATGCAGCCATGTTCATTTTCAACTTTCATCACCTCGTCCCGCCAACTGAGGCTTAGTTTTACTTCTTTGCGGTCCTTAACAAGCGTGATAATCTTCGAGAGGCGTTTTTCTCTCGACACCGCGAAATCGTATCGGTCGAAACTGAAACCGTTCCGGCACGCAGCATTGATGGCATCCACCTGTTTCTGTGTCATTGTTCCCATATCTTTTTATTTTTTAATCTTTAACTGTCTCAAATTCATAGATGAAAATCGGTTCGCGCTCATGGGTGTCGTTGTATGTATCGACTGCCTTATTCATCTCTTCAACGGTTCGCACGGTAGTTCCCGTAATGTCGGAAACCACATCAAAAACCTCTTCCATGTCCATGCAATACTCGTCTTCTTCATCCCAGTGTTCCACCTTGTAGCGTTCGGGGAAATATATACCGCCTGCGTCGTTGGTTTGGAAAATGCACATTCCCGGCTCTTCGGAGCGGAAATAAAAGGTCAGCGAGGGATATTTCTCCTGCAGGAAATGTCGCAGTTGCTGCAATTCGGACCAGGCGGTCATCGTATAAAAGCGCAACTCATTATCTTCAATATCGACAATAAGGCCGGACCATTCCCCTCGGCAATAAACCTCTTTCCAACTTCTGCCAAGCAACGTTACGAGGTTCCCGAGCCACGTTACACCAAAGTCGTTCTCCACAAGAGGCTTCTCCCGCTCTTCAAGCGACCTCATTTTCTCATACAAGTCGCGCACTTCATTTTTGTCTCCCGTCACGACATAGGAGGTTGAACACCAGTTTGGCATAGGCTTTCGTTTTAGAAAAGTATAGGGGCATTTCGCCCCTACGGTTGTTACTAATTGATATTATTTTGCATTATTCCATCATGCCGGGCTATTCCACGAAAGTGTACCTGAGTAGCGGTTGGCCGTCTTTGAGGATGGTGAACGAATCACCTTCCACCTGCACATCCTTGGCCTTGGGCCACCACAGCCACGAGAGTTTTCCGTCAGCCTTGACGAATGCGACGGCGTTGGTCTGCACCTTGCCGATTTCACGCACACCCGTATCCTTGCCCTGATTGAACACCCTGGCACACCGCCATTTCGAGCCGAGTGTCATTTTCCTTTTTACATCTGCTAAAGTCTTCATATTCTCACGGTTTTAATTCTTCGTTTCATACGCCATAAATCCGGCACTTGCGGTTGCACTTTCGCAAGCTGTCGGCAGATAGCGGGTAACTACGGTTCATCCAGTCGGGAAATCCCTCGCGGAACATCAACTCTGCCGTGGCGTACTCCTTGCAGAGTTTCCGGCGGCGTCTTAGGCGGTTGGCCTGCTCTGACTGGATATGTTTCTCCGTTTTAGGAGCTTTCGGCACCCGCCACTTCCCGGCGGCAAATACCGCCTCATAGTCCCGGCACAGCTCTCCGTTACGGTATGCCATCACACGGACGCTGGGCACCTGCCCCAATGCGCCGTCTCTGGCAAGCAAGTCAAGCGTTCCCTTTGCAACGCTGAAACTGGCAAAGCACCCGAAACTGCGGGTGCGTCTTGCATCAAATACTTCGATCATATCATTTGTCCTTTTGATTGGCGGGCAATTCAGGGTACAATCCTGACATAGTGTATATCAATGCCCGTAATGGAAAACACGCGCACAGTTCCGGCACTTTCCCGGCAACCGTGCGCGCTGTATCCACATTCACTCTTCGTCGTCCTCTACCGCTATGCCGGCGGAGAGGTTGCATATTTCCTCCAGCGCAGACTCTATCTGCACCAGATCGTCGATGTCGAACCGCAATGCCTCCGAATCCTGCTCCCACACCCTGCGGGCAATGAAAACCGCCTCATGCAGTGCTTTCTGGGACTCTTCCAATGCAGTCTTCACATCGTCCACCGTGTACCCGTCGCCTCGTGCGGGCACACCTCCGGCAATCTTTTGTGCCGGATTGTTTCGCTTTCCGTTCACGCTACGATACCTTTGGCCCGATATGAAAAGGGCGTATTTCCGGCATACTCGGGAAATACGCACCTTTCCGACAGATACGAAAATGGCAGGCGCCGGCACTTGTCAGAGCGTCGGGCCTGCCGCTATCTGTGTATTTCGGGCAGAGTTTTCAGGTCTGGGTCGGACGTTATGCCGCCTTTTTCTCGCTTGCGGTTTCGGGCATTTCCGCCGTCTCGGTTGTGGCAGTCTTGGCAGTCTTGGCGGGCTTTTCGGCCTTTTCAAGTCCCGCAAGGTTCGGGGCAAAGTTCATGGCATCACGGATTGCCTTTGCCGCTGCATGGATAGTCTTGGCAAAGTCTCGGCTCGACTTTTCGAGGTCTACTTTGGTCGGCACCAATCCGATACGTGCCCACACACTGTCGGTCAGGTCGTAACGCTTGATGCGGTTGTTACTCTTGTCGCAGATGATAATCTCCGCCGGAGTTGTGGCACGGAATTTCGAGCGGATACCGTCAGCGTCCGCACGCAGTTTCTTTTCCTCCGCAATGGTGTGCCACATCGTTGCGACCATGTTTTTGATGACACGGAAAATCTCGTTGTCCGATTTGTCGGCAGGCTCGAAATCCTTGCCGAAGAAGTGCTGGGCGGTTTGCACCGTCTCGCCGTCCCTGTTGGTCGAGTTGTAAACCAACATAATACCTGCAAACGTACCGATGTTTGCATACTGTTCCTTGTTCAATTTAGAAGTTGCCATAATGATAAAATTTTAGAAACTCTGCGCAAAATCACGCATTGCGGGCACTCCGGAGTCGAACCGGAGACCTCACGCAATAGCGCAAGGCGTGGCAAGCCGTAGCCACGTGCCCAAATTTACCGTGCATTTCACCCTGCACGGCAAATTTTTTCGTAACTTTGTCGCACCTTATAACGTACCATATAACAGGCTATCCAAATGAGCGTATTTTCGGCATATCGTGTTTCTGCGTACTCACGCTTCACCGTGTCGTCGCGCTGTGCCTGCGTACTCCAATTTCGGCAGGGCGTTTCTTTGGCACGTCCCGGATCTTTTCCAATCCGGCAGCTAACTGGCAAGCGGTCGCGGCTGGTGATTATGGGCATAACATTGGCAATGCTCTTTTCTCAAGCTCCCGTGCGGATAGTTTTTACCGCATAGCGATTTTTATCTCCGAGCGCACAAGGGCGCAATTATGGCATTATTTTATCGCCTCTCTTTTCCATACGACTCTCACCCTCCCAAAATCACGGGTTTTGCGTATGCGGACTAAAAACACGTTTTTAGACCGTTCCAATTTGCTACATTGGTTTGTAGTCCCGCGCGGTGTGGTTATTTGACACCCTCTTTAATCGTTCCAAAACGAACGGGCGAATTTTCGTTTGTCCGAGCCACGAAAATAGGTTTCCCACAAAAAAGGCTCTTTGTTTCTCGCTCTTGCGGATTGGTTTGTCTGTTTCTTTTTTCTGTTTTGTTTTTACTTGTTTTTTTATTCGTTTTTTCCGTACCTGTTGGCCGTTGTTGTTTGGCTTTCGAGTACACTGCATTATAAAACCGTTTTTTCATTCTCCAAAACTTTTTCGAAAAAAAATTTTTGGAATGACTTGAAAAATTCTTTTTCCAGATATGGAACGCACGCGCGCGAGGGATGCTTCTAAATAGTTGAATGTCAATATTTTGTAAAAAAGCAAAAAATTTTTTTCTCTTTGCAAAAATCAAAAAAGCACCGTTTCAACGCATGTAATAATCTGAAATCTTGCATAAATGACTGTTTTACAGATTGTTGCAGGTTCAATTTAATTTTAATAAGGTATTTAATGGAAAAATATTTTTTTCGACTTTCAATCTGTAAGCATCAAAAGCAAAAAGGGCTGTTTTGGTTTACTTTTGGATAAAGTAAACATACCAAACTATTGATATTCAACGGTGTAATAAATTAAAAAAAGATTGGGGAGGGTATCCGCCCAGGTGCGGATTCGGCATCTCTCCTCGGCCCATTTTTCCAAGTCCGACTTTTGAAAACGGTCTAAAATGGCCATTTTTAGATAATATTGTAAGTAGACCTCAAAAAATATATGGTTGGACGGGGGTCAGATTCAGCCTGACCGACCTGTAGAAAGTGTGTGCGAGACGAGTGCTGACAAGCAAGCGGCTGGAAAGTACAGCAAAGTTACAAATTGTAGGCATATACAGACTTTCAAGGATTTTATGCGGATTTCGCTATTACGGGAGTTCATATGATGGTACTTTATATACAGCGTCATTGTTCGCTCCTGGACTGCGTTCGTACCACTTGTTCAGGTTTTATTTTCCGGGAATCACTGGCAGTCAGGAAACAGCGTTTTTATTCAGTCCATATACCAGATACAATAATTTGTTTATGAATATAGTAAGAAATATATAGACACGGCAATATGCGTCCGAATCTTACATATTTGTTTATTTTTTACTATTTTATAAGAAAAGGCGCAGTTTATCGAATCTTCTTATCCTATCTTTGTGAGATATATTGTATATTTGTCTTACGCAGCCATATCCTATATATATGTATATATGATTTTCGCAACGCGGGGGATAATAAACTGAAAGTTGTATGAAGCGCAACGAGATTCAAATCAATCAGCCGGAAGAGGGCCAATCCTCAGGTTCCGGCATACGAAAAGGTTTGGCGGCTGCCAACATGAAAACCGGGGAATTTGGAGTGGTGAGCCGCGTGGGAAATGATTGTGTGGTAATGCCGATACGTTGCACAGTCGATGGAACCCTCTGCCAGGAGGAAGTAGTAATGCCAGAGTCAGACTGCTGTCCGGCCAGTTCAGAACAGAAGAAAGTCCTCCAACGCCTGTTCAATGGCAGCCGGCTTTGCTGGGACCCGCGTAAGGCAGTTGTAAGGGAGAATGGTTTCCTGCCTGCCGATGGAGAACGGATCCGCATCAGCGTGCTGGGTGAACCTGTTGCTACAGGGATTTTCAGGCATGTTGACGGACAGGGCCGGGCTGTGTTCTATTGTCTGCTGATGGAGAACGGCTCTCTTCGATGTAATGCATCAGAGATTTTGGGAGCAGTCCATGATTATCAGTTTCAGCCGATCGGCTCGACCGCACGCAACAAGCTCTCCAAAGCTATGGAAGCTGCTCATGTCGTATGGAACGGTCACCTGCGCTGCTTCGAGTTGAACAAAATCTCTCCGGAGCGCCGGGAATTCTATTACTATTTGGACGAGTATTTCCAAATCCGCAGGGTACAGGATACCTACAAGCCCCGCGACCGCAAACGCAAGGCTGCGGGCAACTATTTCGCTACTGTCGAGGAGGTGCGTGGCATCCAGGAATGCTATCTGGCGATTCTGCGGATGCATCATGGAGCCATCCGCAGAAAAGGAGACAGGAAAAAGGGACAAGGTGAATAAAAAGGGTCCTTTCATTCATTATTTTTTTCAACTGGGGAAAGAGGTTCTCTTTGTTTGAATCTTTTCAAAACGGTCTCTTGGGTAAAAAAGAAAAATCTTAAAAAAAACAGACGGCACAAGCCGTCTGTTAGTTATAGGGGTTCTTTTTTGTTTACTTTTTTCTTCCAAGAAAAAAGTTGTCTTTTATCTACTATATAATACATATAGTATTGTTGATACATTTGTAACAATCCGATTGAAACATTTGTAGCAATCCCATGGTACAAAAGTAGCATTATACCGACATCTACACCCCCTTTCCCAGTTCTTCAATCTCTTTATCCGAAATGGAGAGAATATTTCTCTCCATCGAGACAAAAAGCTGTCGGCCGACGGTTCGCGCGTCGAGTGCTGAGGCGGGCGCATTGAGGATCGTGATGAGCCGTTCATAAGCCCTTCCGTCCCAAAGATAATCGTACATACCCTTGAGCGGAACCCGTTTAAGAAGCCCCAACGCCGTCATCCGCCTGACACACCGGTCGAACAGGCGTGATCCGATGCCGGTATTGGCCATGTGTGTCTTTTTGCTCCGAAGCGTATCGAATCCTTTGCCGCGCAGTCGGGACAGGTCGGCCATGTAAAGCATGAAAACAATCTCTTCAGGCTCAAAGACCCCCAGCAACCGGCTGTAACATTTGAAAAACGGCACACCTTGCGATGCGCCGTTTTTTCTGTTCCTACTTTTCCCCATCGTCTCCTCCTTTCGTAAGCGGCGACTCCGTCTCTTCGTCCTGGATGGCATCGTTGAGATAACAATGCTGGATTTTACGGTTGATCATCGGTTTGTAGACTCTGTAGCCCAGCTTTTTCGCATATCGTCCGACGGAGACCCGGTTGACTACTTTCCCGGTGGTCTCGGAGAGGTATCTGGCCATCTCCTCGTAAGTCATTCTTCTTTTGAGTTTCATTCTTTCGGCATTTATGGTTCTCAGGTTAAGAGTAGAGCCAATCAATGCCAATGGTTTGCAATTAAGATGAATTAAACACAGGGCGGTACCGGGTAGCATGAGACGAGGAATTAACTGGATTATGGTCTGCCACCCGGAACCGCCGAAGTTATTTTGCCATCAGAGCGGTTATCCTGTCGATAGTCGGCCGGTTTGTTTCGTCCAGCCATTCTCTAGCCACATTCCATGAGAGGGACTTGCCGAACTTGAAGTTCTCCATTGTGATGGTATGGTGCGAGAGCCTTCCTTCCGTGGGTTTGAGTCCCCGATCATGGAGCTCGCACAAACCGTCGTGGTAGAACGTGCAGAAGCCGTTGTCCTCACGAATAGCCTGTACCATGGGCACCAAGTAAGGCAACCTGCCCATGACGAGCCCTACACCCCATAAGGTAGGCGCCAATCGATCCGTGTAGCCGGCCTCAATGAGACGAAGAATGTCGTCGGGGGTACCCAGACAAGGCGTGCGGCACTGGTTGCGGCATTTCTCGCACTTGCAGGAAACGGGCTTGCGCCCGGTCTTGCGGATGATGCGTTGTAAGGCTTTCTCCATAGTCACTGATATTCTGGGTGTATTCTTTTCCACAACTCAATGATACATTCACGTCCTACCTGTGTCCACCGTTTGGCTGAACCGAAGGTGAACACTTTCCCTTGTGCGTTCTCCCAGGTATAGGGAACATCGCATTGCCATGCCCTGTACGCCGGGAAGACCAGCCATTGGTGCTTCTGGTACTTGCAGATGCCTTGTTCGAGCAGGAACTGGTGCAGGCTGCGCGGCGAGATATTGAGTTCGTCGGCAATGCGTGTGCTTCGGAACCACTCCCTGTTTTCGATGAAATCATCGTAGAAGGCCACTTTGGGAATGAAATCCCGGATAACCTTCCTGTGTTCCTCGATCATGGCAAGAGCCGTATCCATATCCGTGGGCAGCGGCTGGTCCAGACAGCGAATCTCAAGGCTTTTGTATTCCCTCCTCCGCACGGGACGCGGAGCTATGTCCGCCGTAAGCCGTTCAATCTGCTGTGCACACCAGTCGGCCAATCCCGAGTCGGGCGCTATCCAGCGGGCCAGAGGAACCACTAACGGTGATTCAATCCATGTGGCACCCTTGCCACGTCCGCGAGTCGTAAAGATTTGGAATTCGTAACGGTCAGTTTGTCCGCTGCGGGCCATCTCACGCCGCAGGGAATCCGTAGCTGTAATTCGCAGCCACTCGGAGGGTATTTTCCCGAAATGCATCGTGATCTGCGTGGCATTCACCATCAGTTTGTTGCCCATCTTGCGGAAAGTGACTGGAAAATCCGCTTCGTAGCTCAGCACAAAGTCCCGCTGCCCGTGTGCGTGCATATCTCCGGCTTCCAGTTCCAACAACTGGTTTCCCCAGACCTCCAGCTCATCAATGAGGTCTCGGGGTAGGATACTGTCCTTGCGGACCAATTGCAGGAGCCGTCTCATGTCCGCGGGTCGGAACCCCCAGAGTTCGCGGCCGTTGGCGCGGAAGGGAAGCCGCAGGGCCGAGGGGCATATTTCGGTAATCGTCCCTTTCTTAATCAGTTCATCCCGCTTGAGGACCTCACATACATCGCTTGCACAGATGTGCACTTGTCCGTTATGACTCCGCGACACCCGTATGCTCCACTCGCGGAACGGCACGTTCCTATATTCTTTCATGAATTTTTGTCTTCGTTGGTATTTCTGTTTTCCTGTTTGCCTTTCTTTTCGCGCAATGTCCGCTTGTGCGCCATTTGCCGGACCGAGTAATAGGTCCGCTTCTCTCCACACAGGGAATCGTAATCTTGAAGTTGGAGAGTTCCCAGGTCCTGCAACTCGATTTCCACATTCGGGTGCAGGTGTCGGAAATAGAACCCTCCGCTACAGATGTATTTACCGGTGCAACAAAAAGAAATTGCCTGCAAGTTGCCTTTTGTCAGTTCGGCCGCACTATGAAGCGAGCGCGTGATGGCAACGAGAATCTGTGCTCCGTTGAAGATGAGCACCATCTTTGGTCGTTTAAAATTACTGCGTCTCATGATGTTCTAAAATTTGCGTTAATGTCGAGTAGGTCGGCATCCTTGCGGATGCTTTCCCCTCTAAGAACCGTACATGATACTTTCGCATCATACGGCTCAAGCAACTCAAAGTTTCTGTTATGAAACCGGCTCATATTCTTCTTTGTTAAAGGGTTTGACATTAAACCTGCCGCAGTGGTTATGCACAAGCGTTCGCTCGGCATGTCCGTTTACCGTTTTCTCAGAAACCCTCCAAGGGGTATTCCGGGTTATGGGTTCCCCGCAGCAGGGACATCTGCGCTGTTGGCGTTTCCAGATTCGGACAATCGTGTTTCTGCCTCTCGCAGACTGGAGCATCAAGCGGGTTTCCCGCCTCTCGAAATACTCCCGCCATTCCGGATCATAGGGATTGGCATCGCATTTCAGCTTTGCATAACGGGTAATTTTAGTATCCGTCAGCCACTTGATCGGAAACAGTTCCATTCTGCCCTCCTTGTCGAAAGGTGCGGCAAAAACCCATGTCCTGCCCCGGTGTCTGTGGAAATACTTTTCGACTACCCACCATTTCCCTTTCGCCGGATGTCGCCGGAGCGACCATTGCAAAAGTTTCTGGTAGATGTGGAAGTCCATCTTCTGGAAAATCCTGCCTGACACGACGTGTTGGTAATAGTTCGCCCACCCGGTTATGACCGGATTAAGAAGCCTGATGAGTGATTCCTGCGGGATTGCTTTGTGAGAATTGACGATCTCATTTACTTTCTGCTGGAATCTCTTTTGGCTCTCTTTAGACGGCATAATGAGGAGCTTGCCCTTGTACTTCCGAATATTGAAGCCCAAAAAGTCAAAGCCATCTTCAATGTGAGTTATCTTCGTCTTCTCTTCTGACAGGGTAAGCCCCCGGGCTTGAAGAAACTCTTTGATCATCGGCATGACCTCCTGTTCCAACATATCCCTGCGTTGAGCGGTGACGATGAAGTCATCTGCGTAGCGGATAAGATGCACTTTCGGATAATACGTTCTTCGGGGCCCATACAAATCAATTCTCTGAAATCTGGTTTCGAGCATTGTTTGCAGGCCGTCAAGCGTCATGTTCGCAAGAGTCGGTGATATGATACCTCCCTGGGGAGTACCCTCTTCGGTGGGAAAGAGCTGTTTGTTGAATACAAAACCGCTTTTAAGCCATTTCCGGAGCATCACTTTATCCATCGGGATATTGTTGAGCAGCCATTCATGGCTGATGTGGTCGAAGCATCCTTTAATGTCGCCCTCCAGAACCCACTGCGGCGATGATTCTTTGGACAGATTGATGTAGCATTGATGGATGGCATCACCCGTGCACCTCTCTTTGCGGAATCCGTAGGAATGGTTGTCCGCAGTAGTTTCTGCTACGGGGTCTAATGCCATGAGATACAATGCCTGCATGGCTCTGTCTTTCATCGTGGGTATTCCCAACGGGCGTAATTTCCCGTTGCTCTTGCGAATGTTTACCCGTTTCAAAGGCATGGGTCTGTAATCCCGCCTTCTCAACACACGAATGGCATTCGCCTTGGCAGCAGGAGTAGACCATAATACCTTGTCCACTCCCGATGTATTCTTCCCTTTGTTGGAAGTCACTCGTTTCACAGCCAGAGCTTTGGCCGTGAACGAGTGGGTCAGCAGCCACTGCAAGGATTTGACCTTGCCGTAGCGACCTTCCTTTTGAGCCTTTACAATACGTGCTTGCAGCTTTCTAACCTCCCGGTCGCATTTGTCCCAGTCGATATTCTCCCAGCGCGGCTGTCGGTCAGTAGGCGCACACGATCTTTTCATCTCGTTCATTTGCTTTCCTCCTTTAAAAAGTTCAACAAGTTTCTTGTAAAGAGTTACCTAATGCGGAAGTCTGCCCGGTTTCCCGTGGAGTAACATTGAAACTCCTATCCATTCCATTACAGAAGGGCATTCGCTTTTTCCGCAATCCTATACCCGCACCCCATTCGGTTTGCCTTGCGGCTCACTTACCTGTCCTTAAACAGGAGAGATACGGGCTTACCACGTTTTACATAAATGACATCGAATGACTTAGGCTCTGTCTATACACCGGCAGCGCTTGTGTCCGTGTAACCCCACAAGGTTCGAGGTTATCCGGCTGCTTACCTTTTGGTTCAAGCCTTATAGCATCTTTAGCTTGTTTCATACCTTACGATGCGTCAATGACAGTTCACTTACGTTAGCCATATCACTCAGCCTCGCTCCCTAACCGCCTGATGCTGGCGATAATTGCGTCTGCCTCACGGCTTCCGCTTTCCTTGCGGCGGGCTACTTTGTCCGGGCGGCTTCGTACAAAACAATTGCTTGTAATGCACGCGCCCGTAGGCTACTGCTGACGGAACAGCAGGTTTAAACTCCGGCTTCCATACACGATGGACTATCCTCTGTTAAACAGTCATTTATGTAACTTTTCGTGTCACACGCCCTGCTCGTATATTTTCACCGTTTCCTGAAAGTTGTTCACCATGTTCGTGGCGGTCTTCGAGGTGTGGATGATGTTCTTCGAGGCGTTGATGATGCCCTGCGCCAGATTGCCCGGATCGCTCACGAC